CATCGAAGTGTTCGAGGACGACGGCCTCGGCGGTGTCATCTCGAACGTGTCGCAACGCATCAAAGACGCATGGCCGATGATCCGCACGCAGCTCGGCGTCTGGGCACGAGGCTTCGTGGACTGGGTCAGGCAAGTCGGGCCGCCGTTCCTCGCTGCCCTCGGCAACCTGCTGCTCCGGTTTGGCAGCTGGTTCATCGACGACGCCCTGCCCGTCATCATCGACAAGCTCGGCGAATGGGCACAAGCGTTCATCGACTGGATCGGGCCGCTCATCCCGCCGTTCATCAGCACCCTCGGCGAGCTCATCGCACGGTTCGCTGAATGGTTCATCGGTCCCGGCCTGAACATGATCGTCACGAAGCTCGGCGAATGGGCTGCTGCGTTCCTTGAGTGGGTCGGGCCGCTGATCCCGCCGCTGCTGCGCGAGCTCGGCAACCTGCTGGTGCGGATCGGCACCTGGATCGTCTCAGTCGGCCTGCCGCTGCTCGCTGGCAACATTCGCAGCTGGGCCGACGCCCTCGTCGACTGGATCATCGACGTCGCCCCTGACGTGCTCATCGCTATGGGCGGCCTGCTGTGGGACCTCGGCAGCTTCATCGGCAGAACAGCACGCAACCTCGGCGAAGACCTGGTCGACGCCATCGTGCGAGGCATCCGAGCAGCGCCTGGCGCACTGATCGACGCTGTGAGCTCGCTGCTGCCTGGCGGCGGTATCTTCGGCGCAGCTGCCGACTTCATCTTCGGCCGTGCAGCCGGCGGCCCGGTCAGCATCGGCAGCGCCCCGTACATCGTCGGCGAGTCCGGCCCCGAGCTGTTCGTGCCGTCTGGCTCGGGCACGATCATGAACAACAACCGGCTCGGCATGATGGGTGGCGGCGGCGGCGACACGTTCAACATCACCGTGAACGTGCCGACCGGTAACGGCGACGACGTCGTGCGAGCCCTTCAAGACTACGTCCGCCGGCGTGGAGCGATCCCGGTCCCGGTCGGATCGGCCCGGTACTGATGGCACAGATTACGACGTGGGCCGTGAACGTCGGCCGGTACAGCGGCGCGTCGCTGTCCCTGACCGACCACGCCAGCCGCACCCTCGGCCTGTCGATCGACCAGCAATGCGACCCTGGCCAGCTCGGCACCGGCCGAGCCACCGTCACGCTCGACAACAGCGACGGCGAGCTCACGCCTGGCGGCTCCGGCACCTACGCCAACGTTGACTGGCTCACCTCGGGCCTGTTCCTTGAGGCCACCGTCGACAGCGTCAGCGTGTCCGTCTTTCACGGCGTCATCACAGACTTTGCGATGACCGACGACGGCAACGGCAACAGCGCCGTCACCCTCACCGCCCTCGACGTGTTCCAGGTCGTCGGCCGGCAAGAATCGTTCACGTATTCGATGACAAACACGTCGACCGCTGACCAGCTGTACGACATGACCTCGCCGCACCTGTTGAGCAACGCCACAAAAGTGCCGACAATCGGCTACCCAACAATGCGCACCTATTGGGAAGAGCTGAACGCCTCGACCGAAAGCGTGGCGCACGACCTGCCAACGTCGGCTGGCAAGGTGGTCCTCGGTGACGTCATCAACAACTCGGTGATGCCAAACGAACAAACTGTGGCTTTCCCGACAATCCTCGACAATGACGGCACCTACGTCGCCAACGACTCGTGGGTCGGGTTCACCGTCGACGGCCTGGCACGGGCCGGCGTGTACGCCACCGGCGACGTGTTCCTGTTCACCGAGGCCGACCCGATGCCGACCGGGCAGCTGCCTTTCCGTTCGCTGGTCCGTGACTTTCACACCGACCTGATCACGAACGCTGCGAACATCACAGCGCTCAACGCCGGCACCGAACAGACCTACAGCGACGAGGACTCGCAGGAACGCTACGGGGCACGCACACGCGTCTACCAGACAACGTCGACCGACGACGCCCAGGCGCTCTACACGGCGCAGCTGTGGGTCAACCGGTACTCGTACAAAGAAACGTTCGACATGACAGCGGCGGCGCTACAGGTGAGCGACAGCATGGTGCAATCCCGCAACGCCGACGTGGCGAAGTGGCGTGGCCTGCTCGATGTCACCGTCGGCTGGTGGAACACCGCCAGCGTGTCGTACACGCCGACCGGCGGCACCTCCCGCACCGACCAGGTCGTCACCGTCGGCCGCACCATCGACGCCACACCCGCCGACACGACCGTCACGCTCCGGCTACGCCCGCAATCCGTGTACCTCGCCTTCATCCTTGACGACACGGAACGCGGCGTGCTCGACACGAACAAACTAGGATGACACCGTGACCAGTCCCTTTCCTTTCGTCGCCGGCGCAACATTGACCGCAGCCGAGCTCAACGCAATCGGTGAAAATCAAACAGACTGGACGCCCTCGTTCGCTGCCGGCGTCACCGTCGGCAACGGCACCGTGTCTGGCAACTACCAGCAGATCAACGAGCTCATTGTGGTCCAAGGCTCCTTTGTGCTCGGCAGCACCTCGGCGATTACCGGCGAGGTTCGTGTCGATCTGCCAGTCGATGCCGTCAACACGTTCGAGCTGTCCAACAGCACGTTTGTGCAAATCCTCGACACGTCAGCCAGCCGGTATTTCCGAGGCTCCGGCCGTGCCCAAAACGCCACCGAGGTTCGCCTGCGAGTGTTGATCGCTGAAACAGGCAGCAGCGACTACGTCTACGCCAAAGCGCTCAGCAGCAGCATCCCGATGACCTGGGCCAGCGGCGACCGGCTTGAGTGGCTTTCGATCTACAGGACCGCATGATGATTGATCTGACCGACGATCTCGATCCCGACGACGTTCCCGACGAATGGCTGCTTGAGCGTATGCGGCTGCACCGTAACGCCCTGCTTGCCGCCTCGGACTGGACACAAGCAGCCGACGACCCGACCGGAAACGCCGCCGCCTGGGCCGCCTACCGGCAACAGCTCCGAGACGCGCCTGCCAACTGGACGCCCGGCCCGACCTGGACACCACCCGAGGCACCATGATGGACCGGCTGCGAGCTCATCCCGGCCGGCTCCAGGCCGTCATCGTCGCTGCCGTAGCGCTCATCACAGCGTTCGGCGTGAACTGGTCAGCCGAGCAGGTCGCCTCGGTCACGGCGTTCTCAGCGGCCGTGATTGCGTTGCTGCTCGAACCGCCGACCAGAACAGAACGGTGACCCGCCTCGGCGGCCGACCGCCCGCACCGCTCGTTCAGTTCGCCGAGTGGTCGAAGCGTGGCCGCTGGTGGCCGACCAGCGTGCGCCAACCCGGCCCGGCCGCCGCTGTCGTCGTTCACCACACCGTCACCGCCACATCGAGGTTCCCTGCCCAGGACGCGCAGCGTGTCGAAAACGTGATCTGGGACCGCCGCTGGACTGCCCGCTTTTCGTCGCTGCCCTATTCGTACCTGCTGCACCCTGACGGCACCATCCTTGAAGGTCGCGGCGTCAAGTTCCGCAACGCAGCCAACCGAGCCACCCGGCCCGACGTGAAACTGTCGAACGGCAACACGCTCAGCGTCGCGCTGATCGGCGACTACCGTGAAGGCCGTGACGCTGTCACGCCAGCGCAGCGCCGCTCGTTCAACTGGCTCACCCGCCAGCTCTCAAACGAAAACCATTTGGGCCATTGGCGCAGCGTCGTCGCTCACGGCGCACTTTCGTACACCGAATGCCCGGCCGAAGCTCTCGCCGGCCTTCAACAAACAAACACGATCACAGACCTTGAGGACCACAAAGACATGCTGCACACCGTTGTATCGACCACAAACGGCAAGGTATGGGCCTGCTCAAACGGCAAAGCCCGCCCGATCTCGAACACCGAGAACTGGCTTGCCACGTTCGACGGGCCGATCATCCGAGCCGACTTTGCCGAGCACGTCGTGCCTGACCTGTACGACGTCATCGCCTAACATGCCGACATGCAGGTTTGGGTCGCTCTCATCACCGGCGCGTTCTCACTCGGCGGCATCGCCCTCGCCTCGTTGCTTCAGCTTCGCAACCTGCGCGCCGAAAACACGGCACAGCACGGCGAAAGCCGGCAACTGCTCGGCCGGCTCGATGAACGCTCAAAACTGACGTTGGACCGAGTCGACCGGGTAGCGCACCGGCTCGACCACCACCTGGAGGACCACCACCGTGTCGAAGGCAGACCAGTTCCGACAGACAATGGTGCCGAGTAGGCGGCCCAACTTCCACGCTGTCACTCGCGACCTCGAAGCCAACGACCCCGAGCTGCTCGCCGCCATCCTCGAAGCGCTCAACGACGACCACCCCAACATTGCACTGATCCAACGCAGCCTGGAAGCCGTCGGCATCGACATGGGCTACTCGTCGGTCGTCAGGTGGCGTGAACATGTCCGCCGCTGAAGAGTTCACGAGGCTCACGGCGCACCGTAACGGGCCGGACCGGCCGCCGCCCGGCTGGGAACCCGGTCACCTCATCAATCACGAGACAGGCGTCGCCGAGTTCACCGGCCTTGCCACCACTGAAGCGATCGACCCTGACGAGGCGACCATCCTTGCCGAGATGCGGCTTGACGCTGGCGAGTGGGCGATCAAGCCCGGCAGCTTGCAGGTGCGCAAGTGGCAGCAGAAGGCGGGCAGCGGCGAGTGGTGCTGGTACTACCGCATTACCGCTGTGCGCCGTTCTAAGGCGTTCGGTGACCTCGACGACCTGATCAGCACGCTACGACGCCGCAAACGCTCACAGCGGCTCTCAGCGGCTCCAGGCGGGCAGGTATGGGCCACGTCGGACTGGCAGGTCGGCAAAGCAGGCACGATCGAGCACGTTTTAGACAGCCTCGGCCAGCTGCCAGCACGCTTCGAGCAGTCATGGCGGCAAGCCGGCAAGCCTGGCGAGATCCTTGTGGCGTTCGGCGGCGACCTGGTCGAGTCATGCAGCCCGAATCATTACGGCGCGCAGCAGCTCTACAGCGTCGAGATGACCGACCGAGAACAACGCGCCGTCGTGCGCGAGGCCGCTATGGCGATCATCGACGAAACAGTCACAGTCGCTGCTGTGCCTGGCAATCACGGCGAGAACCGGCACGGCAAACGAGACTCCATCGTCGGTGACAATGTTGACGTCGCTGCGATCGACGATTGCCGCTGGGCCTGCATGGACCTCGAACAGTACGCCGGCGTGTCATGGGCCGTGCCCGGCGATGACTTGACGGTGTGCGTCGAGGTCGACGGGCTGCGTGTCGGACTGTTCCACGGTCACCAGGTCGGCGGGCAGGGTAGAGCTCAGGCATGGCACGACAAGCAGGCAGGCAATCACCGCCCGATCGGTGCCGCTGACCTGCTCATCTCAGGCCACTTTCACTCGTTCCGGTGCGAATGGCTCGGGCCTCGTACCTGGATTCAATGCCCGTCGGAGGATGCGGGCAGCCCGCAGTACGCCGAGACAGCCGGCCCCGGTGCACGCCGGGCAGGTTCCGTGACTGTCGACGTGGTTGAGGGCACCGTTGGTGACGTTCGTGTCGTCTGATCCTTGACGAGTTCTCCACACTGTGTTTGGATAACACTCGCCCAACCGGGCACAGACTGGAGAAAGAAATGAAATACGCACGCATCACCCTGACGGTGGCGTTTGAGGACTACGGCATCGAAAGCCTGTCAGCGCTCGACACCGTCCTGCCGACGCTGCAAGACGAGCTGCCGCCCGAGGTGACCGTCCTCGAGTTTGACGAGCGGCCCATGCTGCTGCTTGTCGACTACGCTGCCGAGAAGGCCGACCAGTGAGCCGCCTACTTGACGCCCTCACCATCGCCGGGTTCATCGTTGCCGGCGTCCTGGCCGTGTACATGCTGGCCGACGTCGCCCTCGACCCGGCTGCCTGCTTTGGGAGCTGCTCATGACCGACCAGCTCGCACAGCTCGCCAAACCTTTCCCGCAGTCCCTGATCCAGAAGAACCCGACCGGGTTTGGCTCATACGTCAAACACAGCGTGGTGGTCGAAAAGCTGCTGGCCGTGGTCGGCCCGTTCGACTTCCGCATCGTGCGCGAGATTCGAGACGCCGATACCGGCCACATTTGCGGCGTCATCGGCGAACTCTCGGTCGAGATTGACG